AAAGCCCTCGCGGGAGTTGCCCCATAGTTCAAAGGCTACGATATCAAAGCGAGCGTCATTGGTTGCGTTGGTTTCACTGATCAGATTACGGATTTTTGTTTCGAGTTTCATAGAATTATGTTGTTTAATTTTAATAGGTTGATGTTGATTATGGTATTTTCTGCCTAGCTGCCTAGCGAGCATTTTCCATTTGTGTGATCTTTGACTTAAGCGCACGTATTTTCGCCTGTTGTTCGACAATGGTGACTGTGGGGGCTTCACTAAAGACTAGGTTGTGCAGGTCATCGCGCATACCGGCGAGCTTGGTTTTTAATGCATGGATTTGGTTTTGGTTTTTCATAGGATCAGCGGGATAGCTTGTGCAGGACGATTGAAAGACCGATCCGAACGGCGACGATCCCCGCGCAGATTAGCGCGAAATCTATTGTGCTGTCATTCACGGGAAGGGATAGGATATGGGATATGGTTTGCATGAGATTGTTCTAATTAGAGGGCAATCCAGTTCGGGCATTTCCACGCAATTTCTAGGCTGTCCATGTTTGCGCCATGATATTCTAGAACATCGGCAAGCGGCATTGCCATATTCAAAGGTTGGTTTGCCCACATTGCAATCGCCATTCCATCCTCCTGCACGCTAATATAGTTTCTAGGCATCTTCTCCATGAGAGAAAAGACGCGTTCTTGCTCCGCTTGTGGGGCGTCATGTTTTAATTCCATCCACTCAGCTTGAATTGAATTTAGTTCGGCAATGTTGTAGGTTTTCATTTGTGTATTTCTAATTAGTGAACATATTCACATATTCAAATATGATGATATGTCCGGTTTCCTTCGTGTATCCGCACACTGGAATTTTCTAGCGTGCGAAATTATTTTTATCCAAAGATCGATTTGTGAAATTACCCGCGAAGCCTCATTCAGAGCCGTTCCGCGAACATCACAAGCAAGACAATATCAGTTTCCGCTCGCTTGTCCACATTTATTTTTCATCTATTTTCAAGCCATGCCTAGCAAGAATCATGCCAGCCGTAAACAAGCGATTATTGACACAGACACAAGCAAGACTCATGCCAATCCAAAAACAGAGAATCCCGCTAGGCTTGCGCCAGTCTCAACAACTCTCCCAAATCCCGCCTTTTGACCCGAATCCGCCAATATTGTTGAGACTAGGAAATACGATCCATATATTCCGATAATCACCTATCGTCGATAATGGCGCACGATACCAGATCAGCCAATCTCATCAGCCAACGCAATACCGATTGCCACGCATTCGCCACTATTGCGATTCACTACCGGCTCGATCCTGTCACGCAATGCCACACTCGCCACACTATCAGGCCGCACGATCCGGTGACACTATACAACGCCGCACGCTCACGGCTCACGGCTCTGGACTATGACATGACACACAGGCAGGCAGGCCGCACGCATGGGGGCAAGGAATCTCTTTTTATATGGGAGGCGGGACGGCATGACCGGGGTGACCCATGATGCCCAACTCGCGCAGCTCCAAATGCGGAAAACCCCTCTTCCCAGAAAAACACCACCTTTATGCAGTGCCGCCTCTTCCCAGAAAAACTCCCTATTTCCCTCTTTTGCCCTATGCAGCTACGCTGACCCCTGTTAATAAAATGTTGTAACCATCCTTTAGAAATCTGATTAATGGATTTCTGTGATCAGTTGTCTTGTGTTTATTGGCTACTTAACCATCCTTTATTTCTCACAGGAGTAGATGGTATCTTGGAGTTTGAGTTTAGGGATAATGGGGGTGGTGTAGCTATTATCTTGGAAGGCTACTTTGTTGGTTGGTTGGATGGTTAGTCTTCCGTTGTCGAGTTCTATGAAGATGAATTCTTTGTCTTGGTCTGGGCTATCTGACCAGCCATCGTTTAGGTGGGCGGTGGAGAAGAGGTAGGTTCCCTTGTAGATGTTTTGGTTGATCTTGGTTGTTACTGGTAGTCCTCTTAGGATGGGGTTTTGGAGGATTGTAAAGTTATATGAGTAGCAGTCCCAGAGTTGGCTTTCTTCTATTCTCCATCCTTCTAGGGCTTTTTCTTTGAACCTTACTGCGTTGGGAGGGATGTTTCTGTAGAGTGCGCCGCCGTCTCTTAGGATGACGTTTATTCCCCATGCTCTGCTTGGGATACTAGTTAACCCTACCCACATAGCTTCTACTGGGCCGATTGGGTTTTCGTGGGTGTATTGGCTATCTATGTAGATGTAGCGGTGGGTTGGCAGTGCGCCGATTTTTGTATTCATGTTATCGTTACCGATAATCTAGTCTCTATTGATTTGGTTTAGTATGAAGCAGGCTGATACTACTGCCCATGCTAGTGCTATGGCTAGGAGTTGGTCGTTCATAATTTGGATAGTGTGACTCCCATTTTTTCTGCTATCTCTAGGGCTATAGGGTCGGATTTGTAGATGTCTTTGTAGAGGACTTTCTTTATCTTATAGGCGGCTATGGTCTTTAGGCAGTCTCTACAGGGTAGTAGGGTGGATACCAGTGTCTTTCCCTCTCCGGGGCTTGTATACCTCAGTGCATTCTGTTCTGCGTGGATGACGTATTTCCTTCTCTCTTCTCTGTCTGACCAGTCTTCTTCTTGGCCTTGAGGGAATCCGTTGAATCCTACTGATGCTATGGAGTTGTCTTCTCGGAGGATGACCGCGCCGACTTTTTGCCATGGGTCTTTACTCTTCTTAGCTACCGCCTCGGCGATGCCCATAGCGTATTCGTCCCAACTCATTGATGCCCTTTTAGCATTTTGTTTAGCATCATTGCGTATAGGAGATTGTTTTCATTATTTACCTCCTCTAGCGTCTTCTGTGGCATATCACCTACATAATCGAAGTCTACTTGGTCGGGATTGTGGTTGAATTCTTGGTGGATTACAGGTTCTGCCTGTCTGACCTGCGGCTCAGTTACTGGCGGTTTGTGCATATACATCTCCTTTAGGTGGGGAGTTGCACCTTTAGGATAGTTAAACTCGCGGGTTTCCGTGTAGGTTTCCTTATGCATCGACGAGCAGGCGCACAATGACATTGCTAGTAGTATTGTTGGTGTTTTCATATGGTGTTATAGTAAGCTGTTCCGTAGCAACCTGACTCTGCTAGTTGAATTGTTTTACCTTCTTTGCCTATCCATTCATCTAACTTCTCTTTAGTTAGTTCTACCGGATGCCCGTCATGCGGCGGGATGTCTACCCATTCAAAGATTCTTAATGTCTTTGCGGCTTTTAGTGCGTTCTTGATGATCTGCTGTGGATCGTCGGTATGCTGGAGGCAGTTGTATATCCACGCCTCGTCAAATCCTTCTTCAATTACATCTTCACCACGGAAAACTAAACAATCAATTCCCTTCGCCGCATACCTTTCATAAGTCCACTCTGGATACTCTAATGGATCAACAACCAGTCCTTTACAAAGGTTAATCGTCTTGAGAAGCATGGATGTTGGCCCTCCTCCAATATCTAGGATGGATTTACCTTCTACATCGAAAGAGTATCCCACCCGCTTTAGTCCCATAAAACGGGCATAGACATAATGCTTCTGATCTTCATCGAAGGTATTACAGCAATCTCCCCAGTAGTTTGATTCAAACGTGTAGTCACTCATAGGTATTTTTTGTAGTTGGCTAGGAGTCCGTTTGATTTGGAATACCACCCTTCTCCGGTGTATACATCCATCACATCCGCGAAATACTTCTCATACATTGGTGCTACATTCTCTAGGATGAAGTTATTACCGAACGCCCAGCAATCGTAGGGTTCAATCATATCAATGCTGTTAATGGCTTCTACGTAATCCCCCATCGTGCGGCAGCGGAATCCTGTTATCCCATGCAGGTTATTCTCGGTGAATGATCCCCAGTCAGAGGTAATCGTTGGAGTCCCAGATAGTAAGTTCTCTACTTGGACACCCCCGAATGGTTCTACATACTGGCTAGGGACGAAAGATGCTTTGGCTTTCGACATGAGCCTCTTCCTAGTAGGAACGTCAGCGTATCCTACATACTCAACATGGTCTGGTAGTTTGTAACCTTCCTCTTTTTGGCCTGCGATGACCAGTTTAACCCCTGCCCGTTTAGTGGCATCTATGGCGATATCTACACCTTTTCCAGAGTAAACCCTACCTAGATAGAGGAAGTAATCTTCTTTCTTATCACAGAAGTCGAAGTCTTCTTTATCGAAGTAGTTTGGGATGACTACCTCATAGTTGTCTTGGCGGCAATTCCCTACTGCCTGCATTCCGCAGTAAGCATGGTAGATTGCGTAGGATTCAAATACCTTCCACCTAGCCCAGTGTCCGCCCGCATACCCAATGCCCGGCTCAACTGTGATTAGGTCTGGATGTGCGTCACAGATCGGTCTTACTCCGCTACCCCAGAAAGGTAGGATGAAGTCATGCTTTAGTTTCCTCTTACCTACTTCTTCGATAGCATTCTTGTAGAACGTCTGGTAGGCATGGTCATTCGTGTTGAACTTAAAGAATGTCTTTTTCCAGTCGTGGCTACCATAGCTCTTCTTGAAGTCATCGTTGGTTAATACTGTGACGTGTTCCGTGCATTGCAGGTCACTATCCTCATGCCCGTAGTGGATTACTTCATGGCCGCGCTCGGTCATCATCTTCCCGAACTTCACTACCTTCTGGGTATAAGCGCAGGCGTTGAATTCCTTGGAACTTACTGTGTGAGGCAAGCCGAGGATGTGGAATCTGAATTTATCGTTTCCGATACTCATAGGTTGTTTAGTATCTTTTTAGCCCATTCTGGGGTGTCTTCTTTAACTGATCTAGTCCAGACAACATTCTCTTGGGTTTCCTTTTTCTTTATGTAGTTCCGGTTGGATAAGACAACAACGACTTCGTTGGTTGTGAATCGGTATCCACACTCACAAACCCTCCTCCGCATTACTGTCTTATCAACCTTCCTGCTATTAACTACTGATGTTATTTTACCGCATTCGGGACAGGTCATTTTTTATCAAAAGTAGGCATGAAAGTAGGTTTCTTCATTCCTCGTTTTTCAAAGAACTTCTCGCAGGCTTTGATGATTTCTTTGGATTTAAGTGGGTATTTCCACCCTACCCTTCCATCATCATTGGACAAGTTGTCTACGTGCAACTTCTTGTTGATCTTCATTTCATTGACTTGCTACCACGGCAACGCCATTTCTTACGAGATAGGTTGTTAGGTGAGTTAGGATCACTCTTCCAGTCACCCTTAATCTTAGCGGAACGGGCGCAGTAAGCGTCACCTTTGGATGTTCCGGGGCGAATGCGATCTCCACCATCTTTAGCCTTGCCAGCTTGACCATACTTCACAGTCTTTGTCCTACCAGTCTTGGCGTTCTTGACTACCTTTGTGAATCGTTTTTCCATAGTTATACAAAGTTTAGCGAGTTTATCGTATAACCCACTATTTCTTTTTTGCTGTTTTCTTGGATTGAATAAATGCTTTAGCGGTAGGTGCGCCTTTTGAGCCAACCTTCCTCATCTTCTCACCACTACCAGCGGCGATGCGTTTTTTCTTAGCGTTGATGTTAGCGTAGAGTCCAGTTTTCATAATTACTTCTTCTTTTTAACTCCCGCTGAACGCAATGCAATTGCAACTGCTTGGGCGCGGCTCTTAGCCATAGGTGCTTTCTTCGGGCCTTTAGGGTTAACTCCAGCCTTGAGAGTTCCACGCTTGTATTCACCCATTGTTTTTGCCACTTTCGCGGCCTTACCTGCTTTTGTTGTTGGTTTTTTCATAATGATTCCATCCCATCTCTGAGAAGTTTAAAAAATGTTTCTGATGACATCGTGACTTTCCAAGGTTTATTATTCTTCTTTGAAGCCACCGCCCAAGCAATGCCTTTAGCATCCCGCTCGGCCTGCTCACAAGCCTTATCTAAATTTAAGTTCTGAACGTGCTTCACCTCAAAGTGGAGTTTACCTTTCAGTTCTTCGCAGACTACATCCGGTGAGTCTTGACCACCCGCGAATTGCTGTCCTCGTTTGGCATTGAATCCTTGGGCGCGGAGTTCATCTCGCCACTGGCGTTCTGCTCTAGCCCCTTTAGCTCTTGAGTTGATCATATTAGCAATTATAGCGAAGCATCCTAATGTATTCGTGGATGTATTCTGGTTCAGCCCCATACAATCGCAGTGTATGCCATTGCTTAAGCTCATTCCTTGCCTCGTCGCGCTCACGTTCCAGTTTCCTAGCGAAATCTGAAGATACAACCTCAGTAAATATTCCTTCAGATGAATCAGACCAAGTATTCTTGTCGGTTTCTGGTGTGTCACTCATGGCAGCAAGCTATCTACATCTTGTAGTTCTGTCAATACTTTTGTTTCAGAGAAGTATTCATGGTATATCTTCATTCCTTCATTCCAGTAATTATCTGCGATAGAATATCTTTCTTTGTCGAAAGACTCCCAGATCGTCAGAGCAGCGTCCATGAGCCTAGATGATTTTGCGAATGCTTGGTCAGTTGTCATCAGTATACCTCCTCTAGTTTGGAAATGTCACCACGCATGATGATTTCCGTTGTGTAGTTCCTCGCGCCACGGCGGTTCTTCTTGATCGTTAACATACTCTTGGTCTTGAAGTGTTCGACATACACTACTTGGTCAGAGTGCATCCCGATTGCCCGTGATTCGCGCAGTCTTCCCTCGTCATTTAACTGGGAAGCTGTCAGCATAATTGAATTATTCTTGAGTGCAGATACCTTTAACCGCCTTGCTATCTCGGAAATCTGCCCTTCTCGGCTATCTGAACCATCATATGAGATGATTTGGAGGTAATCTACCACAATCACATCTGCCCGTTTTTCGCCTGTATATCGTGCGATATTGGCCTCAATTTCGGTAATATCAGCTATTCCATCCACGATTTCGATGGGTAACTGGTGTAATTTCAACAATGCGCCACTGATTTTGGCTAGTTCGTGTTGATTTGCATTCTTGTAATCCTCTGGTTCGCGGATCGCATACCCTGCCAAGTTACAAGCCATCCTTGTGAGTATGTCTTTAGCCTTCATCTCTAGGGAAAAGAATAAGACTGGCTTCCCATCTAGTAGATTTGCTAGGGCCGCTTGGACTAGGTAGATGGATTTACCTCCTCCTGTTTCAGAAGCTACTGTCATCATCTCTCCTTTGTGCATCCCACCCTTGAGCGCACGATCTACTTTTATCATTCCAGTGGTGAAGCATTCGTTTACTGCTTTACCTTCCATCTCATCAATGATCTCAATGATCAGGTCTTTGACTGGTTTGACTTTTGTTGTCCGATCTTCAGCACACTTCATTATCGTTTCCGATAACGAGCGTAGGTCAGCCCTTCCACCGCGAAGGTCATGCTCTGTTTTCTCAATGATAGAGATGGCATCTCGGTAGCCTTTCATCTTGTGAAGATTCTTTCGGTAGTCATCAGCCATGTCTTGGCACACCTTACCGGATGCGATCTTCATCGTAGCTAGGATGTCATGGACTTCGTTCTCGCCACCAGCCGATTCTAGCTGACCCGTGGATTCTAGTTCAGCAATCGCCGAGAATTGACAGCAAGTGCCTGTCCGCTGGTGAACCCCTTGGAGTGCGTTAAAAACGATTCTGTGGGCAGGTAGCGCGAAATAATCGGCATCCCATGTTTGTTGGGAAAGGATATTTCGGTCTGTTGCTATCAGCGACAATGCTGCCGCTTCGCTCTTGTGTGCTATTGGGACTTTTTTCATAGAAGCGTAATGAAGCAAGGAGTGTAATCGCCAACCCAAGCACCAATCTGGTTGTATTCAAAAAACTCAATGGACTCTTCTTCACTCATTCCTTCGTCCATTAACTTGCGAATGACCAGTTCACGATTGTAGCAGACAATCGGAGGTCTTCCGAATTGCTCTACTACTCCGATAATGCAGTCATCGTATCCATCCATCATGAGAATTTCTTCTCCGTAGTTTTCTATTATCTCTTGTTTTATTGTTTTCATGTTAGGTTAAAAAATTAAAACTTCTTGTGCCATTCTTCTTGCTGCTATCTCGCAGTATTTTTCGTTCATTTCTATTCCGATAGATTTTATTCCATTGTCTTTGCAGACGCGCATTGTCGTTCCGCTTCCCATAAAAGGATCGAGAACCAACATATCTTTCGTTGCCACCTTCTGAACCAACCAAGACCACGCCTTCTCTGGTTTAGGACATGGATGACCATTCCTTTCTGGAGATTCGGTTGTAATTTTGCAGCATGGCAAAGGTGCTTTTCCTTGAAGATGATGCCATCCGTAGAAGAGTATCGGATTGCAGTCGGCCATTCCAAATCTCTGCATACCATTACTTGATGGATAAACAAATGCGCCAAATGAGTCTGCTGGAGGGTATGCTGAAATGTTTTTGCAACCGGGCGTTAATGCCATTGTTTTCCACTTTGCAATTTGAAATAATGCTTTCACAACAACTGATCGAATGTATTCTGGAGTGTCATCAAAGTCAGAAGAGTAGTTTCCTTTTCCGCGCAACTTGCTTGTTCCTCCGTTGCCTCCGTCAATTCCGTATGGCGGGTCAGTAACAATGCAATCAACTTCACCGATCACTGGAATCGCATCAATGCAGTTGGCGTGATAGATCGTAACTAAAGAGTCTTCGTAGTATTTATTCATCGCAGGTTAAATGTTGGAGAATCGTTCTGGTTTTGTAGTTGTCTTTGGTTTCATCCATTCAGCCTTGAAGCTCTGCCATCCACGGGTGACGCATTCGGTCAATACCTCCTCAATGTGCATCGCCGCCTTCTCTGCTTCTTTGGAGATAGAAGCGAGGGCGGTTGCTGATAGAGGGGCGCGTTTGGCTTTACGGAGGGCGATGAAGTCATCCCAGACTTGTTCGCTTACTCCATTTGGTCGGGTGACCAAAAAGAGTTTTTTATTTCGTGGGGGGGCTTCGGAATGGGGGGTCTTTTTTTTGCCATCGGCAGATTTCAGTTCGGCGGTAGCTGAACCCGAGATGTGACCTTCATGTGAGGAGGTCTGGAAAAGATTAGGTTGAACTGAGGAATGCGAGGCCACTGCCGAGTTTTCCTCTTCCCCTTGCAAAGGGGTTAGGGGTTTTTCTATGTTTGTAATCTTTGTTATAGTCTCTGTTATTGTTTCCGCACCTTGCGTCATACATACCGCACCTTGCGGAATGAACGCCGCTTCTTGCGGTATGGTTGCAAGTTGAAAATCGGTCATTTCATAACCGCGATCTTTGAGCAATCGACGCAGAAAAACGATGTCGACTCGATACTGAAGTTTCCTATCGTAACGAACAATCGGGTTGTTCCTCTTCATCAAAACTCCTTTGGTTACGAGTGCAGAAAACGCCCGTTGAATTGCATCTTCACTAAAAGCATTCATCAAATCCTCTCGCATTTCCCGCGCTGATTTGTAAATCCAGCCATAGTTATATTCGTGTTGTGGAAGTTCCACTTCAGCTAGTCGTTTGTTTTCCTCAAACAACCAATCGTTTACTTTATCCAGCGTCTTTGTCCAATATAGCATTTGTCCAAGAACCAACGCTTGAGTTACATCTTGCGTCAACTCCATCATGTCTTCCCTCAATACTGCCTTCTTCATTCTGGTGAATAGGCGTTGAGGTTGTTTTACAGGTATCATTTAAAAAAAGGCGACCCCTTGTGATGGCGGACAAAAGCGGCAACTGACGCATAGGAGTGGTGAAACCACCACAAGGGATCATATAGTTTTGTTTTTTAAATTTTGTCCTACACTTCGGCTCCTACCCCGAAGGCGTGATTTCTCACACGCGAAAGAAACTACTAGATGTTGTATTCAGTGTCAAGCATCTTTTTTATCGGAACCGATAATCACTCTAGTTCAATTGTTGCGATTCCACCAGCAGACCAGTCCTCTAGCTTGTCGGTGAGAACCTCCCAGATGTCATCGGCATCACTTTTGTTTTTGCATTTAAAGATCGAGCGGCGTTCTCCGACACCTTCACCAGCGATAATGAAATCACACTTGATGACAGTATTAGAGTCATGGCCGCAAGCGACAATGATACAGGTATTGTTTGGCTTGAGTGCCATCATCAGAATGCCTTCATCATTTTCGTAGGTAGCAATGAAAGGCTTCTCTAGCGCGGCGGCTAAAGACATATTTGTGACAAGGACAGTCTTTCTGACAGTAGCCAGAAGGTCTTCTGCAAATGTATTATCGTTGTTTGTGTTATCCATAATTTACAAGGCTATCAGAAATGTGTTGACTTGTCAATAGTTCTGGTTTAATTTTATTCAAATGAAACATCCATTAGAAGAAGCATACGATAGCTGCATGATGGCTTACGAGCAATCACGCACTGTTCGTTCTATTGGACGGAGGACTTTCGCCCAGCAGTTACGCGAGACTCGAAAAAAACTGAGCATGACTGTCAGGGAACTGGGCGAAAGAATTGGAGTGACTGGATCACTTATCAACCAGATTGAAGTAAACTCGAAAAGTATTTTAAAGAAAGAACAGGTAGATAAAGTAATTGGATTATGCTACAAAGAAAAACGCCCCTACAAAAAACAGGATTCAAAAAGCGAAGTGGAAAACTTAGATCAGTCTCAACCACTCGGAGAGTAAAGAATGCTGAATATGAAAAAGCCAAAGCAGAATACTTTGAAGAAAAAAACTACCAGTGTGAAATCTGCAACCAAGCCGCCAGCGACCTGCACCACAAAAAAGGTAGAGGGAAGTTCCTGTGCGAGAAGTCCACTTTCATGGCTCTTTGCCGTCCGTGCCACAACAAATGCCACCACGAAGTAGGGTGGGCAAGAGAGAATGGTTACATAATCTATGACTACAAATAATACGTTTGAGCCTCGCGTCATCTGCGAGGGAACTGAAGTAAGCGAGAATCAGTATAAGATTCTTTTCCAGCAAAAGTTCAATCAGTGCTGGGTTCCGAAGAAGGACATCCGACTCAAGGAGACTCTAGGAAACCTTTACGGAGAAAAGATGATTCGCATCGTAGTTCCAGAAGAGGTAGCAAATACCTTGGAACTTGAAGGAATCATGGATTAGTCCTCACCCCAGTCATCTACAGAATACTCTTCATCTTGGGAGTATTCGACTGGCTTTTCATCCCGCGCCCAGAATCGGTTAGTCGGGACAGCTTTATCGTTTCCGATAAATACTAGTCCATTGCGCCTAGCCATTTCGAGCGCGTAGATCAAACTATCACTCAAGTCGGGCGAGTATCCCGTTCTTCCCTTTAGCTCGTCTTTAGTCTCAATGGCAATCTTCTTGGACTTAATCGTGTATCTACGAAGACAAAGTTCCCTAGCCAGATCAGATGCAGGATCAACGCCAAAGAGAACACGGCTCTTGAAGGCGTGATAGCAAGAGTAGTAGTATTCAGATACCAACCTATCGTAAACATCCTTACACGGGCGTTTATCGACTTCAGCGGCGAGTCGGTCAGTAGGTTTACCCATAGAGGAGATAAGAGCGATAGAAGCACCAGAAGACTCAAAGCGTAGCCACTCACGAATGATAGCTTGTCCAACTCGACCACCATCACCGGAAACGTCCATACCAAACTTGGAAGGTTGGACACCAGCCGCACGGCATAACTGAACAACTTCAGTAGCAAGTTGGATTTCAAACTCAGCAGCGGCGTTAGCGGATAACTGAATTACCTTCTGGCTCTCCAACCACATAACACGATTGCGAGTCCCGCGAACAAAGCCTAGCTTGGCAATAGTAAGAACGCACCTATCTCCACCGATTGTAAATGCGGTATCAAACCCGGCTACTTTAGTAAATCCTTCAGAATCCCAGAGGGGTTCTTCGTTTGTATCAGCATTACGGATCAGATCGGCGGTAAGAATCGTTTGAGCGAATCCAGACTTCGGCCACCAACCAATAGCGTTACGAACATAGTCGATAGCATTCTCGTCTCCATAACATTGTTTAAGCATGATCTCCTGCTTCTTCCGATCCATGAGGAAAGGGAATGGAGATGGCTCGCTCGCAGGCGCGGCGAAGTTAGGAGAACGCATACCATTGTAGAACAAGCAAACGCCAGTTCCAGTCTCCCACTTGTCCATGTCTGGACTAACCGAATCGAAGTTAGATGCGCCACTAGGCATGGCCCAGCGGGTGTGAGGATTGTCACCAGCAGATGGGTTCCCAATACCAATGAACGTCACATCATTGTTAGCAGATAAGTTAACCTTGGCGGTAATCGCGCCCAGTTCCATTTCTGGCAACTCATCCAAGGCTAACCTAACCCTATCATTCTTACGACCACGGGTAGTATCAATAGCCTTCTGTCCCTCGTTACCTGACTGGAATGCTAGAGCCTTGATAGCATTTCGATAGTCCTTATCCTCATCGTTGGACGCGCCACCCCAAACAATCATGTGGCGATAGTCAATGAGCTTACCAAACTGAACTGCGGCACACTTCCATAGCTTGGAGATGATGCCCCAGATACGATCTTCGGAAGCACCGAGAGTTGTGGTAGCTACCCAAGACGAAGTGCAATGCGGGGCAGAACACCAATCTAGATAAACCCAAAGACCAACAGGAAACGATTTTCCCATAGAAGCCGCGCCAGCCAAACAAATATCTGTATTATTACAAAGCTCCTCAAGTGTCCTCAATAATTGAGTATTGGTATAGCCTCGATTGTAGATAGAAACTTCAGTAGGCCATTGGAGTTTAACGGCATTGATGAAGTGTTCGTGCGGCGAGAGTAATTTAAAGTCAGATATATTGATATTATGTTTAACGCAATACTCTTTGCCATATTCACCACGGCTAATAGAGTAACAATATAATTCAATACCAAGGTCATCCATGTGTTCTGGAAACTGAATCCCGTAGCGACGAATACCTTTGTTTGAAGAAAAAGCTCTTGACATATCAATAAGAAAATATATTTTCCGTGCAAAGGCAAGATGAAACTGAAAAACAAAAATCTCGCACCTGTCGGGGGCTGGTATTGGAAGTATGAGATCAAGCGTGATAAGCTCACGTTCCCGGCGATTGTTTACGGAAGCACATTCAATAGCTTGATTCAAAACATCCGCAAGGACTATACATCGAATGGAATCGAAGTTCCTGCCAATATTGAGCAGATGGTCGAAGATCAAACCTGCCAGCGTCAACCGAGTGATCGTTGCTGGTATAGCGATGGTCTAGGAGATAGACTCGCGCAAGTCATCCACACTGTAGCAAAGACTACAGACAAGGTTTTAGGAACTAAACTAGAGCATAAAGCTCGCGGATGTAGTTCGTGTAACAAGCGAAGAAATGCCTTGAATTCATTATCGTAAACGATAAAAGTATAATCCTATGCTCTCCATCGGCCAAGACAACTTTTCACTTGCTACTTTAGACCAAGACGGCAAACCGCCAGAAACACGAATCTCCAATGCGTCTCACGCTTGGAACATCGCAAATAATCTGCGCCTTGCAAACATCGGGCGCGAGAACAAACGTATCCGTATCTATAAGGCTTACAAAATGTTTCCACCGACAGGCTACAGCAAGCTCGCGGAGAAACGCCTTCCTTGGCAATCTGATGTTAACTATGGACAACTTGGGTTTATCGTAGACAACCAGAAGTCCAGCTACTACGATGTCATTACAGAACGGCAGGCGTGTTGCACAATTAAAAGTAAATTCGGTAATGAAAAAGAACGACTCGTTAACTCCGAAAACATCTCCACAGCATTTGACCAAGCCTTGCGAGAATGGCCCGGATACCTCTACAATACAGAGCAAGACCTTGAAGAGATGCTTCTGTATGGAAAGGGAATCGGAATGTGGGATAGCCCACTTGGATGGATGCCAGAACACGTCTTCCTCTCCGACCTTCTCTTTCCAGACGACATTAGGATCGACTTCTGCAACCTTGAGGAGTTTGTTCGCCGTGTCCGTCTAACCCCATACGAACTCTACAAGAAGATTGAGAATCGTGCGGCGGCAGAAGCAATGGGCTGGAATGTGGACGCAGCTATTGATGCTATCCGATTCCACCGCGCATTTACAAACCACCGCAAGACCCGCGAGGATTTCTTCCGCACAATCAGCGAATCAGGGTTTAACTGGTCATTGTCGGTGAACCAGAAGATTGATCTCTACGAAGTATACTGGAGGGAGTTCGACGGCAAGATCAGTAAGGCGATCATCCTTCAAGACTACCAACCAATCGCTGACTACATCAACTCCAATGTAAAGGGAGCAGGAAAGATCAGCGATGATGACATTAGAACCCAACACGGGTTTATGATGCTGAAGGTTGGACTCTTCAATTCTTGGGATGAGATCATGTATATGCTGACCGACTCGGTTGGTAGCGGACTCTTCCAAGACATCAAGAGCCAAGCTGAGTCTGCATTCGTAGCCTGCCGTCAGTATGACTTCACAATGAACAGTCTCGTTGATGCCGTTCGACTCAACTCCATGTTGATGATCGAAGGTCAAGGCCCAGACTCAACCAAGATGTTGAAGCAGATGGAATGGTTGCCAATCAGCGTCATGCCAGATGGGGCTAAGTTTATTCAGAACCGCTTCCAACTTCCAGTAGCAGAGAGCATGGGATTCATGCAGTTCTTCATGGGAGATATGTATAGAGGCATGGGTCAGTATCGTATCAACGCTCCTACCTCTGGAGGAAAGCAACGCACGAAAGGCGAAGCAGAGTTAGATGCGGCTGAATCAGCTAAACTCTCTGGAACGCAAATCCGCCGATTCAACGAGTGCCAAACTCTTTACTTCAAACAACTCTACAAACGCTTTGTAAACGCCAAGTCCAGCGATGATGGATATGAGTATGTGAAGAAGTTCTACGAGATTCTTGAGGAGCTTGGAACTCCGAAAGAAGCGGCGGCATACAAGAACATTACAAGCATCCGTTCTAACTTGATCAATGGTGCAGGTAGCCCATCGTTCAAACTCATCACCGCCGAGAAGCTATTGCAGATCACAGCAATCACCCCAGCGAACGAAGGCCAAGAGAACGCAGTTAAAGACGCAATCGCGGCACTCTCTGGACGAGACAATGTTACCCGCTATCGAAATACAAAACCAACAAAGATTGATGACACGATCCGAGTTATTGGATTTGAGAATTCGGGCATGACCGATACATTTGTTAACCCGGCCAACTTCCCTGTCCTACCAACTGATCCACATATCGAACACGTCACTGGTCATCTGCAAGACATGATGATCCAGATTCAAACGAATATGCAAGCCATCCAAGGCGGTCAGGCAGATGTCAAAGAGCTTGCAAAAGTCATTCGTTCGATTCAGTTCAAAGGCGGTCATATTATGGCTCACGTTGGATTCATTCAGAAAGACGAATCCAAGAAAGATTTCCTCAAGCAGTTCATGCAAGGGATGCAAGAAGCCCAAGGTGCGGCAGACGAAATCGCTGCGGTTTACCAAGAAATGGCACAAGCCGAAGCTCAACAAGGACAGCCAAGCTCCGAGGAAGAAGTCAAACTTCAATACCTTACTGCCAAGTCTGCTATCGAGATCGACACCAAAAAGAAGCTCGCCGACATCTCTGTTGGCAAAGCGGCGATCAGCCACGCTCAACGCACCGAGCAGCGCAAGGAACAAGGTATCACTCAACTCGCACTCCAAAAAGCCAAGGCTCGCGCCGAGATTCAGAAGGCGAAAGGCAAGATGGCAGCAGAACAACCAATGGAAGAAGAGGTAGAAATCGAAGAGCCAGAGGAGATGGAAACCGAAGAGGTAGAAACTCCAAAGGCAACAGAAGTAGTTGAGATGGAAGTAGAGGAGCCGCCACCAGCAACGCTATGAACGCAAACAATCTTCGTCCAGATAATACAGTAAAAGGAATGGGATTTCTTGGTGCAATTCCAAGACTTGATAATCCCAAAGATTCTTCTACAGAAGTGTCTATTGGAATTGATTGGGGAACAGGAGAAAAACTTATCCCTACGATGGTTCCAACGCTTGATGACAATGAATTGAAATATCTTCTTTCTACTTCAGCAGATAAATTAAATTCTGTAAATCCAGATTTAAATAAATCTATTACACGGAAAGCAGTTGAATTTGCAAAACAAAGAGAATCACAAGGTCTTCCTTTTTTCGCTCAAGAAGATGAAGTTCCTCAAGAAGCTAGGAAAATCAAAAAATCAGTTCTTGGATACCCAATCGTTGAGCCAGACGAGGAGCTACTTCAATGGTTCAAACAGAATCCAGAAACAACAGGAATGCAATGGGGAGTTGGCAAGAACGAATCTCCAAAAGATACTCCGCGTTCTATTGTTCTAAATCCATTTAGCAAATTAAATGAAGATCAAAAAATGGCGGTAGCAAAGAACGAAGCTATCAGACATTTCATTGATGAGAAAAACATCATGCCAAAATTCAATCTAACTCCAGAACAAGAGAAAGCATTTGCTGGAACTCAATATGGAAAGATTGCAGATAAAAACCCGCTCAAGCAAAGCATACTGGCTCGTATTATTACCGGAGATGAATCTGTCGGTAAGATAACGCCAATGCAGCAAAAGTGGGCTGACTGGCTTCAAACACAACTACCAAAAGAATGACAACCGAAAAAGTAAAATCCCTATGCGCGGCAATAACAACACACGAAGATTGGAACAAGCTACAGGCTTACTTGTTGCTTAACGTAAACCCACCAGAAGGAGTAACCACGCTTATCCATGCAATCAAAACTATTGATGCTATTGGAACAGAAGAACAAGGAGAATTCAAAAAAACCAAGTCTTCTTCAAGAAATAAAGAACCTAAAGACGGCACGATTGACCCAGACCTCGACGAAATCTAATTTATGGCAGACACAAACGACACAGCAGAAGTAATCAAGGAACTGAAGGCTAAACCTCAAGTTCCGATTAAGGGCAACACATCTGACTTCCTCAAGAAGTTCAGCAAACAACAAGCTGACGATGGCAAGCCTAGTGCTACCAATGTCGGTGATCCTAACCTTGGAATACCTAAATACAATGAAGAAGAACCGCCCGAAGAACCAACTGGAGTTACTGAAGCTGAAATCACGTCTGACCGAACAGGGAAGAAAAAAGGATTCGTTGAACGACAAATCGAAGAGAACCGCAAGCTCAAAGAAGAACTGGAGAAATACAGGAAAGAAGAAGTCCCCAAGTTTGAAACAAAAATCCAAGAACTTGAGCGAATGGTCTCCGAGTCAACATCGACTAAAGAAGCCAACCACTACCAAGAACA